TTTCGAGATACTTTAACACTATTTAAATAGTGGGATTAGACTATATCATACTCTTAAAATTAAGAGTCAACGCACTTCGCAATAAGGAATTTCACCTTAAAGCTACTCTCTTTCGAGATAGTCGTTACACCTTCCTATTTCTAGGCTTGGCACGTGATTGTCATATTTTGTGTAATAAAAAAACTACTATAACGTAGCTTTTAAAATCTCTTTAATTACATCAAAACTTAGATTTTCCACGTTAGCAAGTTATTTAAAACTTACACCTTGCATTTACAAGTTCACGTTGTTTTTCAAAGAATCTCACGATTCTAAGCCGCTAATATTAACGGACCTTGATCTGGTACCGAGAAGTGAAGGAAGGATCTTATTTTATCTGCTACACCTTTAACTGCATCTTCAATGTAACTAACTGCTCCTTTTATTCCATCTACAATACCCATTATCATATCTTTTCCCCAAGTAAGTGCAGTTTTACCCACATCCTTAAATACTGTGCCTATAGCTGTTATAACATTTTTTACAATATCCACAGCTCCATTAAATACTGTTCCTACAGTACTTTTTATAGTGTTCCATGCTCCTGACCAATCTCCATTTATAACTTGCATTACAGTTTTAATAACTCCTGTAACTACACTAAGCACAGTTGAAATTACTGTTTTTATATTATTAAAAGCTACACCTACAACTGTTTTTATAGTTTGTCCATGTGCATTCCAAAAAGTTGTTAGTCCTCCTAAAACTGTAGTTATAACATTTTTAATAGCTGTCATAACTGTTGTGATAGTTTGTTTTATAAGTGGCCAGTTAGACATTACAAAGCTTATTAACTTTCCAAAGATTTGAATTGCAAATGTTAATACTGGTTTTAATATAGAGTTCCAAACTGATTGAATTCCTTTAAATACATTTTGAATAGTATTTTGGATTTGTGGCATATGTGCTTTAATAAATTCTACTAAGGATTTAACTACTGTAGTTATTAGTTTTATAGTATTGGTTACAACTGCACCAACTTTTGGTCCAAATAAATTTGTAAATAAAGCACCTATTCCTTGAGCTGCACTTCCTGTTTTCTTAAATACATCAATTGCAGATTTTACAGCACCTGAAATTTTATTAAATACTCCCATAACTATATCTCTTATTCCACCAAAATTTGTAGCAAATGCAACTGCGAGTAATGCAACTACTCCAATAATAATTTTAAGTGGTAATGATAAATTAATAAATACACTAAAAGCACTAGATAAAAATGAAAAGCACTTTGAAACCACACCTTTAAATTTTTCAAAACATCCACCTAAACTCTGTAATGGTCCGGATATAGACGGAGTTAACGCACTAAATTTTCCCATTGATTGTTTAGCTACATTCATGACACTAGACACTTTACCACCAATTCCAACTGATTGTGCAGTCTTTGATGCTTTAGCACTATTTAATTTAGGAATTTTTTGAGCTACTTTGGAAGCCTGCTTTCCTATACCGCCAGTAGCTTTTTTGACCAAATCATTATCTTTAAAAGCTTTAAACAAATCCGATACAGTACTTTTTACATTTCCAATCTCATCTTTCGCATTTTTAAAATTAGTTGTCATATTTTCAACCGTTTTTGGTACATTAGATATTGATTTAACTACATCTTTAGCTTTCTGTCCAATATTTTCAAGAGATCTTTCCCCAGTGTTATTTGTAAATGCTTGCATTAAATTAGAAACGGACGTTCTTACATTTCCTACTGCATCTTTTGTATCATTAAAGCTGTTTTTAACTTTACCTACTGATTCTGATGCTTTAGATATTGCTTGTACACTTTCTGATGCTTTTGAACCTATTGGTGCTAAACCTTCTATTGCCTTTTTAGTTTTCTGAACTCCATCAACAACTTTTCCAATTGATTGTCCTCCTGCATTCAATACTCCTGAGGCTTTATCTCCATTTGATTTAGGAAATTTTTGAGCTACTTTGGAAGCCTGTTTTCCTATAAAATTAATAGACTTTTTACCCAAATCTGTACTTGCAAAAGTCTTATACAAATTTGATGCAGTGTTTTTTACATTTTCAATCTCAGCTTTTGTATTTTTAAAATTAGTTTTCATATCTTTAACTGTTTTTGATACATTAGATATTGATTTAACTACATCATTAGCTTTCTCTCCAATATTTTCAAAAGATCTTTCTCCAGTATTATCTGTACATGCTTGTATAAAATTAGAAACAGCTGATGTTGTATTTCCTATTGCATCTCTTGTATTTTTAACGCTACTTTCAAGCTTATTTACTGATTCTGCTGCTTTAGATATTGCTTGCACACTTTCTGATGCTTTTGAAGCTACAGGTGATAAACTATCAATTTCTTTTTTAGCTTTTTGAGCTCCATCAACAACTTTTAATAATGCTGAATCTAGTTCAAACGCCATTAATCATCACCCCCTGAATTTAGGGCTTCCATATTCCTATTTTTATCTTCAATTTCTTGTTCAATAAAAGCACTGATGATAATCTTTTCTCCAAATCCTCTATTTAAAGTCTCTGCTGGCCACTTATCATGTAATTTCCAACAGTGGTATAGAAGATTAACTGTTTCATCAGTGCTTATAAGTTTTTTATGTCTTCTTTTTTATTTGAGGTAGCTTCCACTCCAGATACTTCTGTTACAGTATCTGCTAAAATATCAACTTCACCAGGTAAAAATATTTTATTCATAAGTTCCTTAGGTGTTGGAGCTTTAAAATGTTTCATAAGCTCCTCAGATCTAAGTTCTGAAACCCCTGCAAGAACTGTTTCTATTTTTGCCTGTGCTGTAGCAAAGCCTTGAATATTTCCTTTCTTATCTACTTGCAATACTCTTTCTTGAATTTCATTATATCTTTCCATAGAAATAGCATTACATGTAAATGTAATTTCAGCATTTCCTAGTTTAGCAAGTTTAAGTTTTACCTCTTTTGATGGCACCTCAATTTTACCAGCATCTATTTTTAATAATTGTTCAACTAAATTCATAAATTTCATCTCCACTTTCTTCTAATAATTTAAATAAAAATTTTTAACTTTTTACTAACTAGATACATGTTTAATCTATAGAATAAACATGTATCTAATTTCAATTTATCAATACTTAATTTAAAGCCTTTACCTTATTGTGGCTCTATTAAGTCTAAGAAATCATATCCTGAGAAAGTGAATGGAAGTGTTTCTTCAACATTCTTTTTAACTTCCCAGTCTGCTACTGTCAGTTCATCAAAAGTAACATCTTTAAGTACTACTCTTTCAGCTCCCAATGCATCTGGGTCTGCTAATTTAGATATAATAGTACATACTGTTTGCTTTCCTTGCTTAATATTATCCTTCATTAAAATCGCCATTCTTGATGACACATGATGTAACTTCAAGCTTCCTTTTCCTTCTATTCCTGTTACCTTACTTCTTTTCCATAAATCCCTTGCGAAATTAACATCTACCTTTGTTAGAGTAACCTTTGCTTGAAGAGCTGATACTTCTGAAACGTACTCTCCATTAATCCAAACTTCTCCCCATGTTCCGTTTATAACTTGTTTTGCTTGTGGCATAAATAACCCCTCCTATATATATATTTGAAATTTAATATCTTCAATTGCATCTAAAATAACAGCTTGTCCTCTAAGAAATACTTGAGAACCTGTATTACTTTCTTTTATTTCTTGATCCTTAATTGTTCCAAGGTCTGTTCCTTGACTTTTTAAGTAAACTTTTTGTGCGTCTAAGTCAATTTCAGCTTTATTTTGGCCTTCAATGCTGCTATCAAGTAAACCATCTAATTCTAAACCTTCAAAATATCCATTAATAGCTGTGATAAGTAAGCATTTGTGATCATAATCATTTGGATATTTACCAATATAACTATCTTCAGCAGTTGTCTTAATATCATCATGCATTAAGTCCATAATATCTACGATTTTAATTTTCTTAAAATCATCACCTTTATTTTCAATTGTAGTAACAAAGCTATTAACTGCTCTGTCAATCTTAACTTTCTTTCCATCATTAAATAAGATTAACTTACCTGCATCAACAGCGGCATCTCTTTCTTCTTTCTTTAAATGTGGCACATCAACAACTTCTGCAAGAGGTGCAAACGTAGCACTAATAGTTAATGGTGTTCCTGAAAGCATCCCTGCAATTCTTGAGCAATATTCTGCTGCAGTATAAGTTTTATTTGCTGTCTTTATATCATCAGTACAGAAATTAATAATTCCTTCATTATCTGCTGGGCAATGTGGAAGTACTGCTTTAACTTTAATATCCTTAGTACTTCTTAATTGCTTGATCCAAGTAGCAAACTCTGTTGCTCTTGAAGTAGTATTAGCTTCTGTATCAACCTTACCATCTGCAGTTAGCCCAATGCTTGGAACTACTACGTAATCCCATTTAATTGTCTCTAGATGATTTTGAGCTTCTGAATAATCCTTTGCATCTGGTGCTATTACATAACCAATAACTTCCTTTGGTGGATTTTGATATCCTATCATAGCAAGCTTGATTTGTTCTTTATTAAAATCCGATAATCCTTCAGGAATTTCATCTATAGTTTCCATTTTGATTGGATTACTATATGAATCTATCATAGTGTCCTTTAAAATAAGTACCACTACTCCTCTTTTCCCTCTTTTTTTTGCAGTGATTCCTGCTTGTTTAAATACAATTTGTATCGATGGTTCTCCCATTTTCGATTCCTCCTTAAAAATTTAAATTGATTGATTCTGCTTTAGGGCTTTGAGCTTTATTAAAGATTCTATCTTCAGTAAATTCTAGCTTAAGCTTAAGATGTATTTCTGTATTTTTTGCCCTGCCTCGTAACCTTCTTATCTTTGCGGCTCTATCCAAAACTTTTATATATCCGCTGCTGAAAGTTTCTCGCATGGTATCCCAAACTTCATTTTGTGCTATCAAGTCAACGCTCATAAATTCATCTAGTGGCGGATAATAAATAATTTTCATAGTTATTATATTCAAGTAACTATTTCTATTTAGATCCAATTGCCTGCTAGTAATATAGCGAATAAAAAAAGAAGGTCTTGTAAAATCCTTCTCTAACTTTGATGTATATACTTTTGTGTTTGGGAATTTCTCAATTAACATTCCATTAATTGAATTGATTAATTGATTAATCATAAGCCTCCTCCTATAATCTCTACGAATTATAATCTGGGATCTTTAAAAACTCTGCTTCAAAATCCCCTCCTTTAAGTAAAGCACCTTATCTGTATTTTAAATTTAAGGTACTTTATTTTAGCTTTTGAGTTTAAGATATTTTCTTCAATATAAAAAGAACCCCTATTTCTAAGAGTTCTTTAAAATTCATCTTTTCTTCTCACTTACTATTATATTACGTATTATTACTATTTTCTTATACTCTTTATCTAATATTCCTATAATTTTTCTATAATTTTTCTATATAAGCTATGTTTAGGGCATTTGGCGATTCATATTTTACTTATATTTATATATTTTAGT